GTAACGGGGACTTTAGTAATAGTGTAATGTCAAAGATAGAAGTAGATGCAATAGATAAACAAAGTGGTTCGACCTTAACAATAGGTGGATCAGGCACTACGGTACAATTAGGAACGGGCGCTAGCCAAACAGGTTTTGGAAGATCAGGCTCTGTTGATTGGCAAACAGGAAGTATTAAAACATCTACATTTACAGCTGCGAGTGGCGAGGGTTATTTTGTAGACACATCTAGTGGAGCCGTGACTGCAAATTTACCGGCAGGGTCAGCGGGGGCAATTGTAGCTTTTGCAGATTATACAAGAACTTTTCAAACAAATAATTTAACAGTTAGTCCAAATGGATCTAATAAAATTGGTGGAGTAGCTGCAAACGCAATATTAAACATTGAAGGTCAGGCAGCAACATTTGTTTATGTAGATGACACAGAGGGTTGGATTAATGTTCAAAATGTAGAGGATTCAGAAGTTGGAACAACATTTATTTCTGCAACTGGAGGTACAATAACAACCGTTTGTACAAATTTCAAAGTTCACACATTTACAGGACCTGGGACTTTTTGTGTCTCAAGTGTTTCTGGTTCTTCAACTAATAATCAAGTTTCATATACAGTAGTAGCAGGAGGTGGTGGAGGTGGTGCTGGTAGTTCAGGATCAATCTATGGCGGTGCTGGAGCTGGAGCTGGTGGTTTTAGAGAAGTTGATTCTCCTTCGGCCCCTTTTACAGCTAGTCCTTTAGATGGTTCGGGCACACCTGGAAATATAATTACAGTTTCAGCAACAGCTTTTCCAATAACAGTTGGAGGCGGAGGTTCTGGTGCGCCTAAGACTTCTCCTAGTAGTCCTAATTCTAGAGTAGGAGCCAATGGTAGTAATTCAGTTTTTTCAACAATAACATCTGCTGGCGGAGGTGTTGGTGGATCTAGAAATACAAACGCCCCTGGTGGACCATCAGTTAATTTTTCAAAAGGAGCTGCAGGTGGATCTGGAGGTGGTAGCACCGAAGGACCTCCTGGTGGATGGCTAGGTGGGGCAGGAAATACGCCTTCTACAACTCCTCCACAAGGTTCAGATGGTGGTGCTTCAGCCCCATCAGATGGTGGTACTTTTAGTAATATTTCAGGAGGTGGTGGAGCAACTCAAATCGGTCAAGCAGGAGAAGGGACTTCTGGTGGAGATGATGGAGGTGCTGGTGGAGCAGGTGCAACAAATACAATTAATGGGTCTCCGGTCACAAGATCTGGTGGTGGTGGAGGTGGTGGCACTGAACCAAATGGAGCCGGTGGAGCTGGTGGTTCAGGTGGTGGTGGAGCCGGTGGAACAAATGCAGGTGGTGCAGGTGTACCAGGTGCTGCAGGAACAACTAACACTGGTGGTGGCGGTGGTGGTGGTTCAGGAAGATCTAGTGGTTGTGGATCAGACGGTGGAAATGGTGGCTCTGGTATAGTAATAATAAGGTATAGATTTCAATAATTATGACAAGTACAATTAAAGTAAATACGATAACAACAGAATCAGGATCTACATTAACTTTAGGTGAATCTGGTAAAACAGTAACACTTGCATCAGGTGCATCGCAATCAGGTTTTGGTAGAGAAGGTTCTGTTGATTGGCAAACAGGTTCAATTAAAACTTCTACATTCACTGCGGCTAGTGGTGAAGGTTATTTTATAAATGCAAGTGGTGCTATAACTATGAATTTACCAGCAGGGACTGCTGGAGCTATTGTTGCAGTTTCTGACTATGCAAGAAATTTTGCTACCCACAATTTAACAATAGCGGCTAATGGGTCAAATCTTATTGGAGGAAGACCTGGTGATGCAACGTTAAATGTAAATGGTCAAGCAGCCACATTTGTTTATGTAGATGACACTAAAGGTTGGGTTAATGTTCAAAATGCAGAAGATACAGAACAAGGTGCAACAGGTTTAATTGAAGCGACAGGCGGAACAGAGACAGAATCTGGCAATTGTAAAATTCACACATTTACAGGTCCAGGTACTTTTACTGTATCAAGAATTGCAACTACTTGCGCCCCAACTAATAATTTAGTTTCATATATGGTCGTAGCCGGAGGTGGTGGCGGTGGTAAAGAAGGAGGAGGTGGTGGAGCTGGAGGCTATAGAGAGGTTGTTAGTCCAAGTGCTCCTTATACAGGTTCACCAACTCAAGGGTTCTCAACACCTGGTAATAGAATTACTGTAACAGCTACAGCTTTTCCAATAACAGTTGGAGCTGGTGGTGCAGGAGGTACAGGAGGTAAAGGTTGCACTGGATCTAATTCAATTTTTTCAACCATAACTGCTGCAGGAGGTGGATTTGGTGGATCTAAAAATCCTGCTAATCCCCAACAAGGAGATAATGGAGGATCTGGTGGTGGAAACGGTAGAGATGCAGGTTGTGGAACAGGAGGAACAGGAAATACACCACCTGTAACTCCAGCACAAGGGACTAATGGTGGAGGTGTTCCAGGAACAAGTGCATTTGATGGTGGTGGAGGTGGTGGAGCAACAGCGGCTGGTGGGGCTGGTGCATCGCAAGATGGTGGAGACGGTGGTGCAGGAGCAACAAGTTCAATTAATGCAACTCCGACTGCAAGAGCAGGCGGTGGAGGTGGTGGTTCTGATGAAACACACGCTGGTTCAGGTGGAACTGGTGGAGGTGGTGCTGGAGCCAACACAGGTAGTGGAACCACGACAGGAACAGCGGGAACAGCTAACACCGGAGGTGGTGGTGGAGGTGGTGGTTCTGGTAGTCCAGGAGCAGGTGGATCTGGTGGTTCAGGTATAGTAGTAATAAGGTATAAATTTCAATAGGTAAATTATGAGTGAAATAAAAGTAAATAAAATTAGTCCCAGAACAGCGTGTGGTACAACTACATTAGGAGATAGTGGAGATACATTCACAATTCCTAGTGGCGTAACAATTACTAACAATGGAACGCAAACAGGTTTTGGTAGAACAGGAGCTGTTGATTGGCAGACAACTATTAAAACAGGAGATTTTACTGCTGTAAGTGGCGAGGGTTATTTTATTAACACTTCATCAGGAGCTGTAGAAATGACACTTCCATCATCACCTAGCGCGGGAGACATCGTAGCAGTGAAAGATTATGGACTTACTTTTGATACAAATAATTTAACAATAAATAGAAACAGTCAACCAATAGGCGGACAAGCTAGCAATGGAATTTTAGAGACAGAAGGAATTGCGGTTACTTTAGTTTACGCAGATTCAACAAAAGGTTGGCAAGTTACAGAGTCTGGATTACAATCAGAGTCTGGAACACCTCAATTTATTGTAGCCACAGGTGGAACAGTAACTGAATCAGGAAATTTTAAAATTCATACATTTACAGGTCCAGGAACTTTTTCAGTAACAAAATTAGGAAATGTAGCTGGATCAACCACGGTTGATTATTTAGTTGTGGCAGGCGGTGGATCTGGTGGTTCTAACGGCGGAGGTGGTGGTGGCGCTGGTGGTTATAGAGAATCATCTGGTGCTGCTTCTGGTTGTTATTCGAGAAGTCCATTAGGGGCTTGTGTTTCTGCTTTACCTGTTTGTGCCCAAGCTTATCCGATAACAGTGGGATCAGGAGGCACTGCAGCAGCAGCTACGCCTTCTAGTGGAAGTAGAGGAACAAGTGGTGGAACTTCAACTTTTTCAACAATTACATCAGCTGGTGGTGGAGCAGGAGGAGGATTTTTTTGTGGTAGTCCTTTGATACCAGGAAATTCACCTGGAGCTGCCGGAGGATCTGGTGGTGGAGGAGGTGCTCAAAACCCTGGAATTAGTACCCCAGGAGGAGCTGGTAATACACCTCCAGTTAGTCCACCTCAAGGTAAGTCAGGAGGTACTGGATTACATTGCGGAGGAAATTATGTTCTCGGTGGTGGAGCTGGTGGCGCAACAGCTTGTGGCGGAAATCAATCTAACCCTAAAGGTGGAGATGGTGGAGCAGCTGCAACAAGTTCAATTAATGGAACTCCAACAGCGAGAGCTGGTGGTGCTGGTGGTGCTGGTTTTAATCCACGGCCTGCTGGAACACCGGGAGGAGGTGGAGCAGGAATAAGTGCTGGAGCTCCCCCTGCACCTACAACAGATGGAACCGCAGGAACTGCAAATACTGGTGGCGGTGGTGGAGCCGGATCACATCCACAAAATTGTGGTGCAAATGGTGGGTCCGGTATAGTAATAATAAGGTATAAATTTCAATAGTTGAATGGTAATTAAAATTAATATATAAGGGGAAACATTATGGCACATTTTGCAAAACTAGGAGCTAACGGAAAAGTTATTCAAGTGTTAACACTTGATAATAAAGACATGAAAAATGCTGATGGTGTTGAAGATGAATCAGTAGGTCAACAGTATTTAGAACAACATAATAATTGGCCTGCACAGATGTGGATTCAAACATCTTATAACACATCTCAGAACCAACATAAATTAGGTGGCACACCTTTAAGAGGCAATTACGCAGGTATAGGTTATGAATGGGACGAAGATAATCAAATCTTTTGGCCTAAAAAACCTTATGCATCTTGGGTAAAAGATACCACAACTGCATCTTGGAAATCACCTATCGGTGATGCTCCTGCATTAACAGCAGAACAACAATCACAAAACGAAGCTGGCACACATTCTTGGTCTTATGTTTGGAATGAAGAAGGTCAATCCTGGGACTTGACAGACTCAATGGCATAAATTAAAAAGGTATGTGGTATGCAAAAGAAAGTATTATCTGAAATAGCATTATATTATAGTGATGTGGCAATGCCCAAAGATTGGGACATTGACCGAGATAAGTTATCAAATGATATTTTACAATCACAAATTAAAAACATAGAATTTCCGTTTTCACGAACATTCGATATGTTAAGTACTTATATACGAGAGCATATTAATCTCGAATATGGTTTTACTTTAATTAACAAAGAAACGTGGGGTAACATCTATAAACCCGGCGAGACTACAGTTCCATTACTTAATGTTGATCCAGTAGATCTACGTAACTCACCAGACTTTACATTATTATATGGTGTTAAAGTCAAAGATTGTATGGTTAGAATACACTATGAAGATAACAGACGTAAAGGTAGAAGTTGGGATATACCACTTGAAAATAATAAATTTATTATGTTTCCATCAACTTGTATGTATTACCTAACCAATAATCAAAAGGATAGTTTGAATTTTGCACAGACTATAACTTATGAATATATCTAATTATTATTGGTATTTTAGTGGTGTGTTAACACCTAGATTTTGTGATGATGTAATACAATATGCATTGCAGCAGAAAGAGGTATTAGCCAGAACCGGCGGCTATGACAAAAAAGAATTATCAAAAGAAGATGTAAAAAATATACAGAAAAAAAGAAAATCTGATTTGGTATGGCTCAATGATACCTGGATATATAAGGAATTACATCCATACGTACATGAAGCAAACAGAAAAGCTGGTTGGAATTTTGATTGGGAAAGATCTGAATCTTGTCAGTTTACGAAATATAAATTAAATCAATACTACGATTGGCATTGTGATAGTTGGGATAAACCCTATGACAGAAAAGATCCTAATGATCCAGAGCACGGAAGAATTAGAAAACTATCTATGACGTGTCAGTTGACAGATGGATCAGAATATCAAGGTGGTGAGTTAGAATTTGATTTTAGAAACTATGATCCACACATGCGAGATGAATCGAAACATAGAGTACAATGTAAGGAGATATTACCTAAAGGCTCCATCATTGTATTTCCTAGTTTTGTGTGGCATAGAGTTAAACCAGTAACATCAGGCACAAGATATAGTCTTGTGGTATGGCATTTAGGGAGGCCGTTTAAATAATGTTTATAAATAGTTATTTTCCAACTGTAATATGGAGTGAGGAAAAACCAGAGTTTGTAAAATCGTTAAACAAAGCAAGTAATAAATATATTGTTGATGCTCGTAAGAGAGAAAAAGAATATATAAAAAAACACGGTGACTTTGGAAGATCATATCATTCAACACCACTTACAGCTGACAATGATTTTTTAGATTTTAGAAATTATGTTGGTCAAAAATCTTGGGAGTATTTGGATCATCAAGGCTATGACATGTCACAATATCAAACCATGTTTAGTGAGTTATGGGTACAAGAGTTTGCTAAAAAAGGTGGTGGTCATCACTCAGCACATATACATTGGAACCAGCATGTATCAGGTTTTTATTTTTTAAAATGCAGCGATAAAACTTCTTATCCTATATTTCATGAACCAAAGACCGGTGCAAGATGTACAAAATTAAAAATGAGACCAGATATAAAAGGTGTATGGCCAGGTCACGAACAGTTTCATATTCGACCAAAACCTGGAACATTAATTATATTTCCAGGTTATCTAGAACACGAGTATGCGGTGGATCACGGCATAGAACCTTTTAGATTTATACATTGGAACATACAAGCGGTGCCAAAAGAAATGGCAAAAGATGTTTAAAAATAAAAAGTATACAGTTATCCGTCAAGCTATATCAAAAGATCTAGCATCTTTTATTGCAAATTATTTTTGTATGCAAAAACAAGTTTATGATACTTGTAAACAAGCAAGATACTTTTCACCTTTTGAAAATATATTAGGCTATTATGAAGATCCTGTTAATGGACAAATACCAAACACATATTCTGCTTACGGTAATATTGCCATGGAAACATTATTACTTAAGTGTCAACCAGGTATGGAAAAAGCAACAGGATTAAAATTATATCCTGCTTATACGTATGCAAGAATATATAAAAAAGGTGATGAACTTAAAAGACATAAAGATAGATTTTCTTGTGAGATATCTACGACCATGAATCTTGGTGGCGATGATTGGCCAATATATTTAAGTCCCAATGAGAATGTGGGTGCACCAGATGGTAAGAATATTACCGCAGCCAGCAAAGCAAAAGGGGTTAGAGTAGATTTAAAACCTGGAGATATGTTGGTTTATAGAGGTGTAGAGTTAGAACATTGGAGAGAGAAATTTAAAGGCAAAGAATGCGTACAGGTTTTTC